AGTTCAATAGGTTTGACAGTTGGATGAACGTTTTGTTTTTCCGTGACAAATCTACCAGTAACATCGTGGTCGATTTTGCTATTGCTCATATCTTCTGCATTTCTTCTTCCTGGCATTGATGAACTTTTCTTTTTGGGAAGATGTTCAAGACCTTTGTTTTTTTCTGCTTTGCTTGCTTTTGCGACAATCATAAAAGGAAATGTCTTTTGAACACTTTTGGGTAATTTATGTATTTGTGATTTCCACCAAGAATCCAAATCGTAAAAACGAGAAAATGATCCTTCGTCTCCGTAAGTTCTTCCGGCAGGTTTGCCTGTGCTTTCTTGCCAAATACCACCTGATGCACTTCCACTATCTGTGTGTTTTCCTTTGCTTCGTTTTACTCCATCATTAAGTACATCATCTTGTACAATTAAATTGGCTGCGAATCTTCCGTCTGGTTGTTTATATTCTCCTGCACCACCTCGTTCAAAGCACTTGGTTTCTTTTTTTCTGTCGGAAGTCCACATATCGTTTCCTTCACGTGGTGTTGGATTTTTTGCATATGCTCCACCATCTAAACTTTCATCTGTTGGAATTCTACAATCATCTAACCAAGTAATCCCCTTGCCATTTTTCATTGCTTGTTCAATCGTGGTTTTTTCTGTAATTGGTTTCATTGCGACAAGCACAACTTCTACCGCAGGTTTCGGTTGATAACCTACATAAGAACCTTCAAGTTCTTTTGCTTCATCATAATTTTTTTTGTCGGCAAGTTTTCCTATATTTGTTGCTTTTGGAAATCCTGTTGCGTATGTCCAATAAATCGGAGTGAATCCGATATTGAATCCTGCATCTTCTAAACGAACCATCATACGACTTTGTACATCTGAACGAGGTGCTGACATAACGAAGCAGAATCCTCCTGGTTTCAAAACTCGTAGACACTCTTGCCAAATTTCTAATGCAGGAACTGCTTTGTCCCAATCACGATTCATAAACGAATAACCATAAGGTGGGTCTGTGCAGATCAAGTCTACCGATTCATCCTCAAGTTTCTTGAGAACTTTCAAACTATCTCCATTGATTATTTTATTCATAACTAAAAAACTTATTTGAGTTAACACGAAGCTCGTCTTGCTCACAATAATCGGGTATTTCATATTCACCTTTTTTGCGAAAAACCATAATATATTCGTGTATTTTACTTGTGTATCTTTTGCTTGCTACTTTCGCACATTGAACATAAGCAAACGGACTAAGATTCTTCATAATAATTGTATCGTGGTGAATCATTCCTTCGTTTACAAATGCAGTAATCAAGTCCGAATGAAAACTACGAAGACCACTACCTGTCATATCTCTCCAATCTGAAACAACCCATACGCAAAATGCTCCTGGTTTCAAAACACGATTTATATTTTTACCACACTTTTGAATTTGAGTCATAAAGTCTTCGTATGTTTCACATTCACTTAATTGATTTTTTGCAGTTTCGTATTTTTCAAGATTGTGATACGGAGGACAAGTAAATACCAAATCAGCAGTTTCATTTCGTGTATATAACATCTCTGTTCCATCACAATTAAAAAGTTTGGGTGATACCTTGAACTTTTTAAAATGTTTCATACAACGATCATATGTTTGCTTTGATACTTCGTAACCTTGATAGTTACGACCAAGTTTACTTGCAACCATAGCACGTGTAGCACGACCTGAAAATGGGTCTACGATTACACTTCCACGCATACTCCAATAACGAAGAATTTGCTCTGCTAATCCTGCGTGAAACTCACTGAATCTAAGACCAGGAAGATTCTCTGCATCTTTACTTCTTTTTGTTTCACGAATTCCATCATCAAGATATGCTTCCGGCCATTGTTCACGGTGATCACGACTTGGTTCTAATACACTCAAAGGCAACCAACCGAATTGTTCGTCAATTCTACAATCTTTTCTGATTGGAAGTATTTGATTATAGTTTGCCATTAGAAAGCAAAAAACTTTTGAGCAGTTGCAAGATTCTCACTTGCAAAGTCCCAACTAAGTGCATCGTAAAAGTCACGCAACTTTCCTTCAAGTTCTCGTTCAAACAATTTATCTTTATCTGCATACTTCTCAATAAACTCCATAAGTTGTGGTGGGTCTTCATAACCACGAAACGCAAGTGCATCTAAACCAAGTTCATTGTTCTTCAAATAAATCCACTTAATTTTTTCACCATTACGAATAGGTTCACTTTGTATTTTAAACTTTTTGAGAAACTGATTGTGAATGATACTTGATTTAACGTGTGCGGGTGTACTTTTTGCACACTCACCCATAACTGCACCTTTATCCATCATCTTTACATACTTGGATATATTTTTAACTGCACTCGTCTTTGCAATATCATCAACCGACTCGTTCTTAACTTGCTTTTTGAGTGTAACAATCTTTTCATCAATTTCTTCTTTCGGTACATCCTTCAAAATATCTTTGAGGATTTCCGTCATAAACTTACGAAACCGAGTTGGAAAACTACTACGCACAACATCAAGACCTTTAACTTCCAATTCGTCACAAGTAACACCGTTGTTGTTGATAATCCATTGTGCATATCGTTTCTTTGCCAACCACATACTTGCTTTGGCAATCACTTCTTGTTTAATGTCATAACGATGCTCTTCAATGTTGAAGAAACGTTTTGCCATAACATCATAACTTTTATTGATGAAGTTTTGTACATCACCCGCAACTTCAAGAATTGCAGTTGCCATTTCGTCATCGTTCTTTACATCAACGTGAGGCATCGTTTTTTCTACGATAGGCAATGCTGAAAAGAAAACCGAGTCGGTATCAATGTATATACAATGATCTTCTGTATCACCAAGTGTTTTATTGTAATAGTGATTCGCAATCTTGCGACTAAACTTAATCACGGACACACCTGTGGTCGTAACTGCTTCTGCATTGTCCACATCATAAAACCGAAAGATAGGCAAACCAAGAACACCATACAACGAATTAAGAAGAATCTTTTGCACGTGCTGACGTCTTTTATAGAACACATACTTTGCATCGTCACCTGAGTTACCATACTCTTTCATTTTGTTCTTGAACTCAACACGTTGGTTGAACCATTGATCAAGAATCGCAGGAATAAGTCCGACCTTATTCTTGGTATACATAACTCCGTTGCTACTGATAGAAAGATTGTTATCTTTTAGAAATGCCTTGAACTCATCTGCTGAATATGTTTCTCCACGAAATCCAACTTCGGTTTGTTCTCCGTCACAAAACTTCTCGGGACTCCAATTATCAACAACACCCACTTTGGTTTCTGGTGAAATATTCGTGGACATAATAATAGATGGATACAGAGAAGTTAAATCCAAGTCAAACACCCACTTGTATTTGCCAGGTGTCGGTGCAGCCACATATGCTCCACTAAACTTCTTGGATTCGTCACCTTTAATTTCATTGAATCGTTCACGACCATTTGGGTCTTTATTTGGTGCGACAAGATTGTGTCTGCGAAGATAAGTAAGCAATGCACCTTCAAGATAACGAGACGAAAATAAAATGTCTTCATACGGAACGTGTCCAACGTGACAAATGCTACGAGTCAATTCAATGAGTTCCATCTTTCTATCAATCTCAACAACAATCTTTACGTCGTTCAAATTGTATTCAATGAACTTCTCAATATCTTGTGAAAACAAATCATCAAGATTACCTTCGTATTCAACTTTACCAATACCAACTTCTTTACGACCAATTGCATCCAAACGATAACTTGGTTCAACACTAAATGTAAAGTTCTTGTATAACGCAAGATAATCCAAGCAACTAACACCTGCAATAACAATACGTTTCTTGAACTGATGATAATATGCGTGTCCAATAGGACTCAAACGATTTGCATCACCTTGCCCTAAAACTCTTGCGAGTCTACGATACAAATAAGGAACGTCAAAGTAATCAATGTTCCAACCGGTCAATATTGTCGGACTAATCTCTTGATAAAAATCAAGAAAGTGTTCAAGCATTGCTCGTTCTGTATCATAAGAATAAACCGAAACTTCATCATTAGAATAGTCGGTGATTTTATCTTCTTTATCTAAAACAAGAACCACATAATTATTAGAACAACTATCGTGATACGCAATGGAAGTAATAGGATTATTTGCTCTTTCTGTGTCGGGCAACTCTCCTTCCATACTAACCTCAATATCGAAGTTTAATACGCAATGACCTGTACTTGGTTCATCGTCATCTTCGTAAAGGTCAATTAAGTTACGTGTTTCAATAGGAACATCTGATTCAAACAAACCTTCGTCTTCATAACGATACTTAGTTACCTTTTCTAACTTGTCACCATACATACTACGATACATTCCGTTCGGAGACTTTCTGTATGCGTATGGTTTGTTTTTGTAGGTTACTAAACCTTGTTTATCATCCCACAAATAAATTGTGTTGTCCTTTTTGCTTACGAATATATTTTGGTACATTGAATACTATCGTATCTTAATTTATATAAAAAGTCAAGCACCTGTGCTTCCGAAACCACCTTTTCCTCGGTCAGTTTCTGACAATTCTTCTACGATTTCAAATTCAACTTTATGAGTTTCTGCAATTACAAGTTGTGCAATGCGTTCACCCTTTTTATATATCTTCTCCATATTAACATTTGTTAACATAGGAACTTGGGTACAATGACCTTTAATTTTTGCATAAATATCTTCTGGTTGAGTAATATACTTAAAACGAATAAGCAACTCTCCACGATAACCTGCGTCAATTAGTCCGATTGAATTTGCAAGCATAAGATTTTTATTGCTGATACTGCTTCTTGGAAAAATGTTCGTGTGATAAACTTTATCATCAACACACGGTTCAATATACAAATCTGTGTGATACTGAATGTAGTCTATTCGTGACCATGCTTTTGCTTCTTCATCATATTCTCCTGAGATAGCAGGATGAGACGATGCAACTAAATCATAACCCACATCGTATTGCGTTAAATTTTTTGGTACAATGGTTCCAGTATTTTTTATCTTAATTTTCATTTAGATATAATACTGCATCTTCAAAGGTATTGACAACCTTAATATTATTTTCTTTTGCTTCGTGTTCAAGCATATGTCTCCAAAATTTAATTGTTCCCCACATATGATTTTGATTTATTTCCAACAAATTTTGCTTATGTCGTTCTTCATCAATAGTTACAAGTACATTGGGTTTGATTGGCCATTCCCAAAAACTTCTTGCACTCCACACTTCTGGTATACTTAAAATTACATCATTTTCATTTGCATAATTCTCAAGAACTTTCCAAGAATCACGTGAAAACTGAACTGCGACATCGTGTTCATCAGTTAAAGGTGAAGAATATATTGTGTCGGAAAACTCTTTTTTGTCAAAATGAGATGGCCATCCAATTGCGTCTCCTATTATTTTATCACAATCTATAAAGTTAAGTGATTTACTATGATAGGTTTTTCCTGAATGTCTAACTGCTGATAATATTTTCATCTGAATAATATTTGTTTATTAATTTTACGATAATATCTCCGTGACAAGGTTTGGGTTTGCACCAACACCCCAATCGTTTTCCTTTTAATTCTTTAAGTGCTTCTAATAATTTAGGAGACGATTCCAAATATTCTTCGTAACTTTGTATTGCTTCCGATTTGCTTCCGACAAAATACTTAGCAAGAGTTCCTTTTTTTGAAGAATAAGGATTACCCCACAAAGAAGGCCTTCCAATATAAACATCATATTTGGACTTTTTGCAATGTACTACTTGCGTTGTATTTGTTGTTGTTTCTAAATTAGAATAAAATGATAAATTAACTGCTTTTTTTGTCATCCAAATCTATATCAGTATCTTTATCAAAGCTTTCTAAGTCGGTGAATAATTCTTTTACAAAATCAAACTCTAATTGCCGATTTTGAAATTCTGGTTGATTAACATCTGCGTAACTTGTATTTGTTGGATTATTATTTTCGTCAACAAATTCAAGATGTCCGTCAAAATGAAATCCAGCACCTCTTAAAAACAATTCAAATGCATTTAATACTTCTCCGAGAGTTTCATCTGCGGTTGTATGTCTTGTTCTTGAAACAAGATTATCGTCAGAATCTCTCCAAGTATAATCAAATGTAAATTTTGCTGTATTATCGTATTTCATATATACATAAATATATACACAATAATATCAAGTGTAAAGTCTTTATTTTTTTGTGATTGTGTGGATTGTTGATGCTTTTATTATCAATTGTAAATACAACTGTAAAAATGCTACACCCAACCAATTCCAAAAAGTAAACTCTATGTTTAATTGAAATACATTATTAACTGACCAAATAAATCCAAGTGGTAAAATAATTAAACCAAATATGCCAACTAAAAAGGTTGCTAATTTAGTAGTATCAACTTCCATTGTTTTTTCTTATTTCACAAATTTTTTCATGCAGTAATTTTAAGTCATCAAGTGTCATTCCAAATATTGCTTCTACTCCCTCAACCATCTTATTAAATGTCAACTGAGTTCCTACTTCATCGGGATCACCTTCTGACTCAACTATTGTATATTTTAAGTCTAGTGTATCATCTTGAACTTCCTCAAGTTTACACAATGTCATATGCTCATACAATGCAACAAAGTTATCAACGGAGCAAGTCGTTAAAAAGTCAAGAGACTCTTGTTCAATTATATTTTCTTCGGAATCCATTTTTTTTTCTAAGTTAAGGTTATGTATTTATATAAATATATATTATATTTTAGGATTGTCAATTCTTTTTCCAAATCCAAATCGGTTCTGCAAACGCAATATCTTTAGTCTCCTCGGTTATTTCTTTTAGGTCCTCCGAAAAATATTCACTCTTGGCATTACCCGCACCACCTGAATTAAATCGTTTCGTCATTTCCATTCCAATGCAACCAAGATATTCAAGACCCTTTGATTTAATAAAGTCGTTCATCGGGTTCGTAATTTCAACATAGTCGTTGATAGGAGCATTAAATACATCTGCTATGTTTACCGCAAGAATACCATTCTTTTTTATTGTCGGAATTATTTTACCAAGTGTGGTGTGAAGAAATCTCTCGTTCCAGTCATCTATCTTTTTGTATCTCACCCACGATTGAGTATCATCTTCTGAATACTTTTCTGTATTAAAATAAGGTGGACTTGTAAACACCGTATCAAAGTAATTTTCATATTGGGAGTAATCTACGTCTTCGGCAGGACTTTCTATTAAGTCTGCTTTTCTATTCTGTTCAAAAAAGGTAGAATACTTTTCATAGAACTGAATTTGTTTTTGGTAATTGGGGTGATTAAGTGCATTGGGATCAATTCCAACATAATGCTCTGTGGTTTCACCTGTATAAAATCCTGCTAATCTATCTCCCCAACCGGCACTAAAGTCTAAAACATTCTTGCTTTGAAAGTGATCATAAAATGCTTTTGCTACTGCCGGTTTAAATTGTGATGCGACATACTTACGAAGAGTCGTAGCAACACGAAGAGTATTAACATCAACACGATTAAGAACTTTATCTAATGTCCAATAAGCACGAACGATTGTTTTGATTCCTTTCACCGTTTGCCAAGTCTTCCAGCCGCTCGGTGTTCTTGTCCAATCTACTTTCCAACGAGTTTCTACATGAAACGGGTTAGAAGCATTGTTACCTGAATTGTTTCTTTTTAATAGATACTGAGAACCATTATAGTTAAGGTGATAATTGCTTTTTCTTTCGTTACGAGGAAACCACTTTTTTTCTACAAGAACATCGTTGTGCTTTATTCCCTTTAACTTGTTCAAACTATCAAGAGTTTGCTTATCGGTAATCTCTGGTAAAGGAGCAGGATAAGTGTGTAACACTTTGGCAAGTTCTTCTACAACATCTTCTTTTTCATACTTTTGCATGATTTTTTTCCACTCGTCCTCTTCAATGAGGAGATATGGTTTCATGTTGTAGAATTTCTTAAAGTAGTTTTCTAACATCAGAAGATATCAGAACCATCCAACTCAGATTCACGTGGTGCAGAAGGATCAGAGTTCTCGTCTTTAACTGGTTGTTCATCGTAATTTAACACAGTTTCTGCACTTGAGTTTCCTTCTTGTTTTGCCTGTTGCTTTTTGAGTTTATGTTGCTGAAGATGATAAGAAATTTCATCGTCATACATTTGCTTTCCGTCTGTACCTAATGTAGTTGCTTCTCCGTTGGCAGCCCGTAGGACGGCAATTTGAGAAACTGCGTCTTCTAACTTAGCACGTTTTTCAGTTACTGGATTATTATCTTCGTATCTTACTCTATCGGTTGAAAAACTTGTTTCAGTTTTTTCTTCCTTCTTTTTGACTTGAGTTTTTTCAGTAACTATTTCAATATTCTCTGCTTTAGACAACTCTTCTTCAATAGAAGATTTGTTGGTCTGAGAGGGTTTGAGCAAATCATTAATTTCTTCTTCTGAAACTTCTTTGTTAGGTGCAGTAGTAGAACTTGACTTTACAATGTCATCCGAAGTAATATTAATTGTATCAAATGAATCATCATTTTTTTTCTCGGTTCTTACCTTAGATAATTGTTTTTGGAATACTGAAAGTAATCCACCTTTTAACGATTCAGACATCTTAGATTCATACTTCTCTTTCTCCTCAACAGGTTGAGTTTGCTTCATGTGTGCTTCTTCGGGAGAAATATTTTGATTTTGTTGAGAACCGGCGGCTGCTTTTTTCTCAAAATTTGAATCTAAGTTTTGGAAAGTCATTTATATAAATATATATTAATTAACTTTTTCAAACAACAAAGTGGGTCTACCGATTTCACCCTCAATTTTACCAGCAGGTTGAATTGTACCTGATTCAAGTGCTTTCTTAACACGAAATCTTAAGGTAATGGGTACGGCAGATGGATGTGCTTGCTCTAAATCAGATATACTAAATTTACCAGTTGGCCAATTTACCACAAGTTTTTTCTTTTTAGTTGATACAGAAGTTTCAACACTTATTTCTTTTTTAATATCATTTTCTGTTGTCATTTTTTTACTCCTATTCTATTATGATTTAGATTCGGCGACCGATGCTTTTCTGTATTCCGTTGCAAGTTTTTTAATTTCACCAATTGCTTTTCTTGCACGGGTACCCGATACTTTGGTTCCAGACTCTGCGTTTTTTTCATGGTTTTCCTCAAAGTCATTAAAAAGTGACTTGATTTCTTCATATAGTTCTTTTGATGTTTTCATAAGTTTTTATAGGGTTTAATATTATTATTGTAGATTATTTTTAGTTTAGCAAGTATTTTATGCAAAAAATATTATAAACTGTTCTGAGTCAGTTGTTACTGACATATGTCTAAATGCCCATCTGTTTTCTTTCATGTTATTAACAAATTGAGCAAATGCTTCGGGAGTTTTTTCAATTGTGAAATACTGACCCGCAACATTTTTGACTTGCAGTCTCTGAATTATTTCTTTTAGGTTTATTTCATTAGGATGCTTTTCCAAAAAAGAATTATTAAGTTGCTCTACTTTTTCTGGATTTGCTTTGTAGTGATCAATCAATTTTGATTTACAACTACACTCCGGATCAACTGAATAACTTAGTGCGTGTTCTTCGTTCTCTGGAAATGTCTTGATATATTCCTCTTGATAACTAAAAGAAGTTCTTAGTAACTCCAGCATTATGCCCAAGTTAATGTGATTATCATTTGAATTCATAAATATTATATTATATTAAATGGAACAATCCGTCAACTTAAATTTATGTATTGTATTTTTAAATTGATAATGATATTATTTTCATAATGTATGAATATGTAAGCAGTTCTGATAATTTGGTTCTTTTACTGACCCATTACTGGACACCTTTGAATGTAACATCTGTAAAAGAAGGTTTAAAAAAATTAATGGGTGCTAAAGAACGTTATCACAAAACTCGTCCAAAAGTTGTTGCGGTAGCAAGTGATGGAAATACCTGCGACTGGAATACTTGGATGGAGTATAAACATGGATTCTACAAAAACCAACCTTTTATTAGATCAGTCAATCATGTTATTCCCGTCCCAACTATTCTTCTTACAACGGCAAATTTTACCTATAATGCAAAAAGAAAACCATCACTTAAATACCTTTACAAAAAATACGAAGGACGATGTCAAATATGTGGTGAACATTTTCCTCAAGGAAAGTTAACCATTGAGCACATTAAACCCAAGAGTAAAGGTGGTGACAATGATTACTTCAATCTTACTTTAACCTGCGTAAAGTGTAATTCACGCAAGGGCAGTATATTTCCATATTACGATTACAAAGGAGATATATTGAAAGCAAGTCCACCAAAACCATTTTATGAAGTTGGGAATGTAGTTCGTGAAGAATGGAAACCTTTTCTTTTCAAGAATTCTTCTTTTTAGTGTTTGACATTTATTATAATTTTTAATATATTACAAACCATAGTTTATTCTCCCTATGTAGGAAACATAGGCATAACGTCCAATAAGGGGTGTCCAAACCGTATAACGAGAGGGGCAAGTGTTTCTTTTACGCATCGGTGGCGGAATGGTGACGCAAGGGACTGCAAATCCCTACCATGCAGGTTCGAATCCTGTCCGATGCTCCATAATCAATTTATTGCCACCTTAGCTCAGCTGGTAGAGCACCTGATTTGTAATCAGGTTGTCGTCGGTTCGATCCCGACAGGTGGCTCCATTTATGTCCACATCGTCTAGTCAGGTCAGGACACCGGGTTTTCATCCCGGCAACCGGAGTTCGAATCTCCGTGTGGATGCCATTTTAAAGGAGAGATGGCTGAGTGGCTTAAGGCGACGGTTTGCTAAACCGTTGAAGGAGTATATCCTTCCGCAGGTTCGAATCCTGTTCTCTCCGCCATTTTTTTATATAAGTATATATGTATATAAATACATTGTAATACATTGGGGATGTAGCTCAGTTGGAAGAGCATCTGATTTGCATTCAGAAGGTCGTCGGTTCGATCCCGTCCATCTCCACCAATTTTAGGAAAATTAAAATGAAAGTAGAAATAGATAAAGAAACAAATGAAGTAGTCATTCGTTTACCGATAGAAAAGCAACCAAAAGATTCTGCAAGTGGGAAAACAAAAATCATTGCTAGTTCAAGTGGGAGAAACATTACAACCGAAACATACGACGGAAAGCAGTTAATGGTAACTGCAAGTGTTTATTATAAACCATAACTTTTTTGTTATAGATATATATTTATCATACATGAAGTCCGAAAATATCGTTTGTGAGGAGTGGAAAGGGTATAAACCTAATATGCCTGTTCAAGTTGTTGGTGTTAAAAACGGAAAAATTACTGGTAACGGTAGTGGAGTAGAAGTATTTAAAAACCTTAAAGATGCACAAAGTAGATATGATGATCTTGATCCAGAAGAAAACTCAATGAGATTTACTTGGGTAACCAAAGGAGAAGTTAAAGGAAAAGATGCCGGACGATTTGAAACATGGAGAGCATATAAAATGTATTCTATGGAAGAGCAGATATTCCAAGATACAATGAAAGAAGCAAAATTTAATGCTCGTATTCTGCCTGCTAATTTAGAAGACCTTGAAATGAAAACTTTGATTGTTGCAATCGGTAGTACCGTTACTGGTTTGCTAGACAAAATCAAAAAGAACACAGGTTCTAATGCTAATCCAGTAAGTTTGCAAGTAATCAAAGGTGGAGATGCTATTAAGTCTGCCCTTAAAAGTCAAATGGATTTAAAAGGCAAAGATGCACTTGTAGCATTTTTCAAAGAAACAAATAAACACTTTGCAGGCAACGCACCTGCATTATCTAGTATAGTAAGGAAATATAAATTGAAATCTGATAAATATAGTGGTAAGGTATTTGCAGAACAAGAAACTAAATTACGGGAACTTGTTCGTGGTTATTTAAAAAATAAATTGAATATGAACGAAGCAAAGAAAAGCAAAATGATTCCTATGGAAAAATATGGGGCTGCGTTCATGGTTGACAACGGACATCTTATGTCGGTTGCTATGAATCGTGACGGAAGTCTTGAAACGTTTGATGGTGATTTGGATTGGGGTGAAGTTACTGCTCCCGAATCTCAAAAGTTTCTTGATGACATTAATAAAAAGTTCAAGACGAAGTTTAAGATGGATGACTTCGCAGGAAGATAATGTATAAATTAAGTGAATCTAATATTCACGGACACGGTTTAATTGCTACCAAGAATATAAAAGCAAATACCGATGTTGGATTAAGTCACATTGGAATCGGTTTAATAAACGAACGAGTGGTTGTTGGAGAAGCAACCGAAATCGGTAATTTCCAAAATCATAGTAATACAAATAATTGTGTTAATAAAATTGTCGGAAAAGATTTGCATATGTTCACACTTAAGGAAGTAAGATGTGGTGATGAACTAACAATTAATTTCTATGAAAACACAGATATTTGTATCAACATAGAAAACTCAGAAAGTTGGAAGAAAAGTCAGTTTTTATAATATTTATAGTTGTCATGGGTAATAAAAAAGAATATAACGGAAAACCTTTTACGAAGGCAAATAGAGAACAATCACTTAAAGATATTTCTATGTCTAATATGGATGAAAAAAGAACTGTATGTAATGTAGTGAGGTTGATATTTCAAAATGCACAAGACGAGGCATATAATCTCGGTGCTATTCGTGAATTGGCATTAGAAGCAATGTGGATGGGTAAAAGGATGAACGACAAGTTGACTGAATATCGCCAGCATGAGATGTACGAAGAATATATTGATCAAAAGGATAGTAATTTAAACTATAACTACGATCTAGCACAGGGAAATTGGGATTGATTTTGAATTCTGTCCAATATATATTGTATTAGGATGGTATCACAAAAATGCACACAAAAAAAATGTAAATATCCAATAAGTTGTAAGCACAACGATATGTGCATGGAAAATGAAATGCAAAAAAGCATTTCATCAAAGAAGGTCAAAAAAACCTCAACTCAAAAAGTTGGGGTTATTTTGTGTCATGGTTTTTTATCAAAGCACGAACAAATGGTCCCTCTTAGTGATTTTGTTTTTGAAAATTTCGGATGGGATACTCATCTTGTTGAATTGCGTGGTCACGGATACGATTCTGATAATATTACAAAAGTGACTTGGAATGATTGGGTAGATGACGTAAAAAGTAAATATGAAAAAGTTTCTAATGAGTGTGATAAAGTTTACTTTATAGGATTTTCACTTGGTGGTTGTGTGGGTGCTTATGTGTCTACTTTAAAAGATGTAAGATTTGCGGGTATGGTTTTAATTAATTGCCCGTTTGGGGTTAAAAATGTATTCAATAAACTTTTACCAGGTGTCATGATTTACAATAAAATTTGTAAAAAATTGAATCTACAAAAAATAATGCTTGAGTGTATTACAAATCATAGTGAAATGCCTGAGTTAAACCAACCATTAATCAATTTGTCGGCAACAAATGAACTTCGTAAAATGTCTAATGTTTCTAAAACTATATTAGATAGAATTTTATGTCCCGTGTTTCAAATACAAGAATATAACGATCCAACTGTTTTTTATAGTAGTGGTGTTCGTGCTTTCAGAAAGATTGCGTCAACATATAAGAAATTATATACAACAAAATTAAATACACATCTTACGATTTACGACAAAGGATTAGAATGTAGTGTATTTTGTAAAATAAAACAATTTCTTTCGGAAATAGAAGAGCATAAGTTTGTTAATATTGCTCACCGTGGTGCAAGTGGCACTTGTACGGAAAATACACTTTCTGCGTTTGAAAAAGCAATTGAATATAATTGCGATATGGTTGAATTTGATGTTCAGTATATTGATAGAAAATTGTGCGTATTTCACGATTACACTGCAAATAGAATGTTTGGTGTAGATAAAAAAATGAGTGATTTAAATTCAGGTGAATTTGATAAATTAATTTATGCTAATTGTGAAAGAATTCCTACTTTACAACAAGCACTTGATTGTATAAATGGAAGGTGTAGTGTTAATATTGAAGTTAAGGATAGTAGCATTGCAACTAATATTGTTGCTATTGTTAGAGATTATCAAAAAAAGAAACAATGGAGGAATGTTGATATTGTATTAAGTTCGTTTAGTTGTGCAACCGTCAATTTGATAAGACGAAGTGATTCCGATATTAATGTGTCCCAATTATTTCACGAAGATAATGTCATACTGAGAGACATAAAGAATTTTAAGAAAGACTACTTTGAAAAAAATATATATTCTGTAAATTTGTATATAGAAGATATTACACCACCCATCGTTGAGTATTGTAATGAAAATAACATGAAAATATATGTATATACCGTGAATGAACTTCGTGCTATTAGATATTTGCGTGAGTTGGGTGTAAATGGTGTATTTACAGATTATCCCGAAAGAATACAATAAATCTACTTTGATATATATTTATTGTCGTGGACATTATAGAGCATTATATAAAGAATTCATCTTTGGTTGAGATTCCGACAGATTTTGCCGAGTTACTAAACGAAGCATCTGATAAAAATGGTGGTCTTGGTGGATTGGCAACTCTGTTTACTATTGATTCTCATAGAGATAACAAGAAAATGTTTATTTCAAAAGTAGATTCAAATGATCTTAGAGATAACAAAAACAAAAAGTTAAAGATTAAAGATAAAAAGTTGTGGAAACAAATGAAAGCAGAACTTTTAAAAGCAAACAACAAAGATGATCTGGTTGATTGGGGTAATAAAAAAGGAAAGATAAATCAACTGTTCGGTGTAGTTCCTGCATACATAGGAAAAGCATTCAATGATCTGTCAACCGTAAAGGGTGCAAAGAAACCTTCTGGTGAAGATTGGGAAGCAATGATTGCAGTTGCTCTTGCGTTTAAGAAAAACAAAAATGCAGATTTATCAAGTGGTGAATATGCAGATGAATGGAAACGCATTAACGATAAAGGATTTTGGGGTTCGGCTGGTCTTAGAGATCAGGCAAATAACCTCGCAGACGCATTTCTTAAAGAGGGAATAGGAGCTTTACAACAAATTGGAGGTGGAAAGGGAGGTGCTCCCGTTAGTTCCGAGTGGTCAAAAATATTCACAGATGCAGGTAAAAAAGATAAACCAAGTAAAACTCCCAAAACTGATGTTAAGGGTGATCGTGGTCAACGAATTTCATTGAAAAAGAAAGGTGGTTCTCAAATTATGAGTGCCAAAAGAATTGAAGCATTTGCTACACTTGAGGTTGCTTTCCAAAAATTTGGGGAAAACGAAAGTTCAGAACTAAAAAAAGTTTTTAATACTTTGAAAACGGGGGTGCTTGATACAAGCAAATCAGGATATAAAGGAACGATTGATGCATTCAAAGATAAAGTAAAAAAACTAAAAGACGATGGATCACCACAAGCTTTAAAAGAACTTGAAGATATGCAAAACCAAATAAAAGATGTTGAAGATGCAACACAGGCAGGAAATGTAATTACGTTGAATCTGAATCAAGAGTTTAGTAGTAATCCTAAATTAAAAGAAGCATTTGTGTTTGAGGCTGCTTCGGGTGATGTTAAGTTCGGTACTGCATCTGATTCACGTGCTGATACGATTGTAGAATTTGATCCTCCCTCTGGTAAAGTTACTAAGTATTTTGATATCGAAGCAGGATTAAGTGATTTGACATCAAAGTGTCACTTTTATGCTTCGTTTAAAACAGGTTCTGGATCAACTCCATATATTGCTCTGCGTGGTAATATTATGAAAGCAGCTGATACTGCAAAGAAAGCAGCTGAGTCTGCCGTGAACCGACTTGCCGAGGAAAAGGATGGAGTAAAATATATACCAACGTTTTCTACAATCATGAAAGAAGCATTTAATAAAGTGGATGGTGGAAATAAAGTATTAAATGAAAATTTCCAAAATCTAAATGAAATGGAATTGTTTAACTCTCTTAGGTTATTGATGTGTGAAGGTTTTTTTAGTGATGCAACTGATTTATTAAAAAGGGGTGTCGATAACGTAAAAGGTGGATTCAAGAAACTTAAAGATTCAACTATGGAAGTTTTGAAAAAAGCATGGAAATGGGTGTCAGATGCTATATCCGCTGCATTTGACTTTATAGTAGCACAAGGTAAAAAAGCAATTAGACTACTTATGAAATTTTTCGGAGTTGATGTAGACCGAGTAGATTTTTCAAGTTCTATTTAATTACTTCTTGTAAAATACAAAGATAGGTTCATACTTTTGCAACTCTCCGTTTATCTTGCAACAATTCTTAACCGTTTCTGCTTTAACACCACGCATTGTTGTCATAAGCATTTTAAGAGTTTCAACATACTCAAGTCCATATTCCGCAAGAATATCACGACTATCTTTTTCTAATGGCATAAATCCGCCTCCGTCTGCGATGTCTGCGATATTCCAAAGTAGATATCTATCGTTCTTCAAATACTCGGCACCCGTCTTCAAAGTAGGACGAAGAAAGTTGTCTCTCCAATCTGCGTACTCTGGAAACTTTTTGAAACTCTGAGTATCATCTGCTGAATACTGCTCACGATTGAAATATGGTGGACTTGTAAAAACCAAATCAAGTTTACCTTTGTATTTTTGAAAACTTGGATTCTTATGAATTTCTTCACTTCCGTTCTGATAAACATCGTACGTGTTACGATGACCAAAGAATGGATTACCTCCATTTGTTTTGTCATTAAAGAAGTCCGCAAGATATTCGTAACGACTTTTTCCAAGTTCGTCTATATAATTGTCTGTGTTTGGGTCAGTTCCGATGTAGTGAATTTGACGATCATGTACTGACATAGCACCGAGAATACGACCACCCCATCCTGCACTTGGATCATATATATGAAGATCACTTTTATCTTGAATGTGGTCTGTGTATTTTTGGTATATATATTTTGCAGTCAACGGAGGAAAGTTTACTGCTGGTTGACTAAGACCTAACTTAAATGCTTCCATTGCAGATGGAAAGATTCTTGAGTTCTTGTTGTAGTAACGAATACTGAATTTGAATTGTACTTCTTTTTCGTCTTCGATAATTACATCATTTATATTTTCTATATCGTCACCGAAGTTTGCAGTTCTTTCTAAATTTCTTATGTTGTTTAATTCAAGCAAACCTTCTTTGTATAATTTTCTGATTTGCTTTGCAGTAAGCATCAAACTATTTTGTTCATATGAGTCAAAGTTTTTTTCTGTGAACAACTCTATAATCCAAAAGTCATTATTCGGATGAAGATGCTTTTCTTTAACAAAGTTACGAATCCATTCTTCTCCGTTTTGTGTTGGACACGGAACATCAAAATCATTTTTACCAATAGTTTTTCCGTGAGCATAAAACGAATCTCTCCGAACCGTTCTTCTCATACAAGTGTGAAAACTTTCTCGTTTCTCTGGATTAGCAAAGCAATCATATACACTCCAAGATGTATGCTTGCTAGAACCAATTTTGGTTTTAAGCATCGTTGGAAAAAACTGATCCACTACGGTTGCGAACTTGTTAAAGTTTTTTATGATAGTATCTGTTCCATCCATTTCATCTGTATGTTGAAACTTGTAAACATCGTAACCAGGCAACTTGTTAAAGTTTGCTATAATATCTTTTTCGTTTTTACCTGTTCTTGGTGGAAGGCCTTCATTATCCCAAGTGTCCACAATATAAGTTCTAAGTTCATCAATCCAATTTTCCAACTCCTCACCATTCTTTAGCAATAGTTCGTGGAATGTAATATTAACTTTACACTCTGTTAAGTTATTCTTCTCGTAAAAGTATTTTTTCATTGTCTCCAAAAGTGTGATGCACAAGCACCACCAAGATTATAGAATAGTATATCTCCGTTTAGTTTGCAACCATTTTCTTTTAACCATATCCATGCCTTTTTATCCCAATTACCATTACAAGGAAACGGAGTTTCGCACCAATCCATATCATCAAAAAAGTCGTGAGGTGTTTCGTGTATCTGAGTTAGGTTGCGATCATACACATTCCACTTCTTTAGCATACTTGCAATAGATGACTTGCTTGCAGTTGTAATTAAGTGAGCATACTTTTTGTTTTCTTCTGATTGAATTCCGAACGAATCAAAGTTCATAAATCCTTGTAGAATACCCGAAGGAGTGACTCCACTTCCTGCGTTTATTACTAAATGCTTGAAGTTTTTCTTTTGCAGTATGCTCTGCGTTCTTTCTTTGAAATAATTTATATAATCTATATGATTAAACGCATAAGGCATCATTTGGTAATTTTCTTTTTTAGCAAGATTTGCAACACTACTAATTACAATGCTGAGAATGTTTGGTTTCATTGGAACAAGTTCTGCTCCTAAACTTTCTATTTTTTCAAGTGCTTTTTGTGGGTAATCTTTTGTATCTGGATAAGCAATCTTTATTTTAAATCCTAATTCTTTTCCGATATATGCCAATGCCCATCCACTATAACTTACACGAACTGATAAATGTATGATTGGTTTATCTTTAGACAACTCACCGTTTTCAAGAACTCTACGAATACCTTCCATTTTTGCCCACGGAGGTAAGTCCATATTCCCGTTCAGCAAATCATCTCGTTTGATATAAACTTCAGTTTCTCCACAAGAATGTTTTTCTAATGGAGTATCAAAGTTAAAGGAGAGCATCTAAGTGTTTCTGTTCACATTCCAAATCCATTATTACGTGGAAACGATAATTGTCTGAATTATTTACAACCCAATGTGGTTTGCGTTTATCCATGTAATAATATTCTCCCGTTTTCAAACGGAAGTCTTCTTCTACGCCGTCTAGTCCGACTTGTGTGAACACACATTCTTCATCAACTTGAATTGGAAAATGTACACGCAATGAACGACCAAGTTTGGGTCCGTTCTTTGTTTGGTAGTCCCAACTATCATGACCTATGTCAGAGTGTCTTTGAATGACACCCTTCTTGGGTTCTACTCTAGTAATAACCAACCAAGTACATTTTTCTACTGATGTAATTTCGTTTACAATTTTTGCGAGTTTAGGCAATTTCTCAAGAATGGTATAATCAATCTTACTATTGGGGTTGATTGGTACAACTTCAATTGTATACCAAGTCTTTTCAGGTCCTCCGTAGTTTCCATTGATACCATCGTAACTCCAAGGATTAACTGCTTCTTTGTAATCTTGGATTTCTTGAACGAGTTCTGCACATTCTTTTTTGGTAATAGAATTGATGTTCATTTTCTGAATCTTAATGTCTTCATATTGTGACATACCCGTTTGCTTTAATTCACCACTATACCAAATTCCACGGACTTCAGAACCAACGGCAGTTACTTTACTACTTAACCAAGTTGCGTTAACTGCTTCACACAAATCCTTATCTTTTTGAAGTTCCATATTAACATCTGTGAAAAATAAATCGCATCTTGTGTCAAATAAATCATTTTCTAATTCTCGTCTACTTTCAATATCCTTGACTAGATCATCCATATATCCATCTGCATATGCAAATCTTGTAATTTGTAGATCACCAGTTTTAATATGAGCAACTACATCTTCGGCGACATCTTTGAGTCCACGACCAGACTTTGCTTCTGCACAGATATAACTCCAAACAATTTCCTCGTTTTCTTTCTTGAAAAACAATCTGCCTTTTTGATCTGCTTCCCACAAGTTCTTCCAATTGATTTTCTTGAACGGGTCTAAGTTTGGTTCTTTGCAAGCAATTGGTTGATCTTTCCAATGTGGAGGAACATCATACTGCTGATAAAATTTTGCGTGTTCTTTGAATGAATCTTTTACTTCATCTGAAATGTCATCTTTGACTTTCACTTTTTTTGTTTTCTTTTCTTTTACTGAAACCATTTGTTTTCTTGCCTTTCTAAAATTGCATTATTTACTTTATTTTCTAAACAATCTTCTATAATTTTTTTTAATGATTGATGATCATTTTTTTTCCCAAGAAAATTCCAAGAGGTGTGATTGTAATAAAATACTTTGTTGGTTTGCAACAACTCTTCTCTTAATTCTGTTCCTAGTGTATCTATATGTGCAGTTGCAATGTTTCCTGAATTAACTAAAGATAGTAAGTCTGAATTGTCGTGACAATCTGATCTTGATATAGATACAAAATTTATGTTCTTACATTTTTCAAATAATTTTTCATTGAACATATTTTTTGTGGAATCATTTAAAGGTACGGTTGCAATAACATTCTTTATATTCGGTGCTGACATAAGTTGTTGAATAAGTGTATTATCCGTTCTTGAATCAACAACAGAAATAAAATGTTCAACGATACCTTGAACTTTTTTAGAAATGACCCCGTTTCCAAATATAATACAATCACCATCAATTAGTTTGTCTTTGATCCAATAAGCACAACCGTTGGTATTTGGGTTTGTCGCAACAACTCCTACATTATGTTTTTTGCACAACTTTAAATTAACAGAGTCAACTCCGTGACCACGATGCACAACCCATTCCAAGTTTGGATATTTGTCTAAAGTGGTTTTTCCTACCTTACTAAATTTAGTAGATATAACTTTGATTTCGTTCGCAGGAATTCCATCTGCTTTTTGCATAGCACCAAGAATGTGTGCGTCTGGAATAAACTTCTCAATATCAACGAGATCAGATTTATCTTTTAGTAATGTATTCATTTTTTGTATACTATACTAAACAAATACCGATAAAATATCAAGTATATAATATAATTTATACTAACGTGGTAACTTTGATTCTAGCAGACACGTGGCCAAGATTTCTATCAAGATATTTCTGTGGAACTTTATTTTCAACAAACAATTCGTTGAAATATTGTTCTATCGTCTCCTGTTCCTTCTTTAAGTAATCTGTGTGACATCCTTGTTGAAAAGTCTTTTTGGGTCTCCAGAGAAGTTCATCTGAAATTTCTCCTTCAAATGCTTTACGCAAAACATATTTCATTACATTACCCTTTCCATCTGCTTCATCTCTGTATCTGGTTGGAATTCTCAAACCAAAATCAATCAACTCTTTATTAAGAAAAGGAGTTCTTAGTTCTACTTTTCCTCCGTACATCATTGCTTTGTTGGTTCTGATTAAATTGTTTTTATGCAAGTTGTTGATAAGATTTACTCTTTTTTGATGCCAAGCAAGTTTGTCCGGCCAGCAAAATCTTTTTACATCTCCATAACTTGCAAATATTTCATCTGCTCCTTCACCACCGAACACAACCTTGTATCCTTTGTCACGAATTTCCCAAGACAAAAATAATTGAGCAACTGCGGGTGAGACTTGTGTCCACTTTTGAGTTTCAACTGCATATATACTTTCTTTTAAATGCTCTTGAATATCATCTTTATGAACTGTTACTTCGTGTAATCTTACACCCAACTCTTTAGATGCCATTTTAGCATAATACAAATCATCTTTGAGTGTTTGATTTCTTCCTGATGTAACATTAACAACAAATGCCTCAATGTTAGGATTTTTCTTTTTAAGTAAGTAGGTGATAATTGTACTATCAATTCCACCACTTAAAATTGTACAAATAGGAGTATCACTAATAAGTTCATCATCAACTGCTTTTTCCAACCGTTTTCTAAACTCGGATGCGTAGTAGTCTATTCCTTTGTCCTCTCCTTCTAATATAACAAGATCATTTTCTGATCGTGTATATAATGTAGGATTCTCTGGATTAAACTCTGGTTTAAAATCGTTCCATCTTTTTATTTCGCAATTTGTTGCACCAATAAAATTCTCGGAAACCGTTACAATTGTCCCCGGTTCTACAACTTTTATTTTTTCTTGTTCTCCTTCTGGTGCTTTACGATTTCTGTCTACATTAAAAAATTTTAATGCTTTGTTTGCTGATTGTAGTCCTTTAACTTCACTTGAAAACATTATTTTATCATTTTCAAAAACATAATATAAAGGTAATCTTCCAATGAAGTCTCTTCCTAATGTAAGTTCATTTCTTTCTACATCATAAAATGCAAAACAAAACATTCCGTCAAGTTTCTTCATTGATTCCAAAATATTATCACGATTATCTATTAAGTAATAAAGCAATAATTCTGAATCACTTTTGTCTGTTTTAAAGTTGTACTTTTCTCTTAGTTTTTTATTAAACTTTTTGAAAAAAGGTTTCCACATTTCACCATTAAATGCTAATACAAATTTTTCATCTTCTGAAATAAGTGGTTGAGTTGCAGTTTCACTTAAATCCTGAATAGATAGTCTATTGTGACAAAGAAAGAAATCATTTTTCTTGAAATGAAAAATTACATTTCCATCTGTTCCACGATGCATAATTGAAGCAAGTCCGTTTTTTACGTCTTGTATATCTTTGAATGAGTTACCTCCTAATATTCCGCACATTTTTAAATCCTAGTTTCATGGTTCACTTGTAAATAATTTATTGACTTATAAATGATTTACGTTATTTTAAGGGTCCATTATAAACTGGATATGTAACTTTTGCTAGCGAAATCGCTACAAATCAGCGAGTTGTGTAAAATTAATTAGATATAATCTTTGCAATATAATCTTCTAGTTTAATTTTTGCCTTCCAACCTAGATGTTGGTAAGTCAACGATGGGATTGCTTTTCCGTAAAATCTTTCTCCACGTCTTTCTGGAATCATGACGTGCTTATGCTTAAACATTTTTGCTACATCAATTATTTTATGTGGAATACCAGTACCAAGAGGATATTCTCCTTGTTGTCCTTTTATGGCTGCTAACACAACACCACTTACGATGTCGTTGATATGAGTAAAGTCTCTTGATTGTTCTCCGGGCTCTACTATTGTGAGTGGTTCTCCTTTGGAGTATTGCTCTTCAAATATTCCTATAACGGTTGCGTAATCACCAGTTCGTACTTGTCCCGGACCATAAGCATTGTAAAAGTATGTTATTTCATATTCTAAATCAAACCAGTCCGAGTAGTTTTTAATAAGTTCAACCATCTTTGCTTTCATCCAAGCATATGGAGAAAGATTTTCGTCTTTACCATCATTACCAAATTTACTTGAACTTGCTGAATAAATTAACTTTGCTTTTTTTGCGACACAATAATCAAGAACCATTTTAGTTCCTTGCATATTATAGCTCCAACAGTTATCAAACGAATCAAAACTTGTTACGATTCTTGAAAACTCACCAAAGTGGAAAACAACATCTGGTTCGAAGGCATCTGCAATATCCATTTTTGTATTGTTTGCTTTAATTTTTTTTGGAATCAATGTCTGCGTATCTTTATTAAGATAAGTTACTTTTTTACTTTTAATATGATTACTTTTAAATCCACTACTATAATTGTCAATAGATACAATTTCTATGTTCTTATACTTTCGTATAAGTTTACGTATAAGTGCAGTTCCTACAAACCCTGCACCACCTGTAATAAGAACTTTATTCATAGAAATCAGACTATACTATTTCTTTTCTTTTAATCCAGTCAAGTCTGACGAACTTCTTATTTTGTCACCAAGACCATCAATCATTTCTATTCCGTGTTTTTTACAAATTACACTCTCTGGAACTTCACCTGTGCTTCTGTCTCCACCATTTGCAAAGATGTCGGGTTTAATTGCATCAAGAGAAGCACACACACTTTTGTCTTCATCGATACTGAGAAATGCTTCATCAACTATTCCGAGTGCTTCTACGATTTTAACTCTATCTGCTTCATCCATAAATGGTTTGCCTTTTTTAAGAACACATTGATGGTTGTTGTTTACGATAACAACAAGACGATCACCAAGTTTCTTTGCTAATTCAAGATATTCTAAGTGTCCTACATGAATTGGATCAAAGTATCCACTAACTGCTACGGTTTTCATTTCGGTTGTTCTCCGTCTTCAGTCCACTCATAGGGTGGGTAGTTTACATCGGCAATGTGTTTTTCTGGACGATCATAGTCATCTTGAACACGCACAATATCGTCCTCACCAAAATAAGTTCCTGTTTGAACTTCAATTAATATCATCATTTCGTCATCACTTGGGTTTGCCATACGATGCTTTGCACCAAGTGGAATCAATACGGTTTCACCTGGTTTGTAATCTTCCGTGACATCATCCAAGGTTATTCTCGCAACACCACTAACAACTGTCCATGCTTCTTGTCGTTTGTGGTGATACTGGTAACTAAGTCTTTGTCCTGGTTTCACAAAGATGCGTTTAACTTTGCAATAATCTGCATCTAAAAGTATTTCATAATTTCCCCAAGGTCTAATGCTTTCGTCTGTTTTGCTCATAATTTTTATCCCCACCTATCTGCTAAATCTTGTGCAGATATTTGATTGTTGTTTTTATTTAAAATTGGTTTAGTCAAAACCAAAAAACTTAATTTGTGCGTTTCAATAAATATTTTACTGCTCATACTAATATATATTCTACGTTTATATATTTACCGGTCCGCAGGTATAATTAAATTTTTTAATAGAACGTCTGTGGCGTTGTGCGACTATTGCACCTGAGTGGTAATTATAGTATTTCCAATAATCTTCATTTTTCTTTTTAAATGGAAACTTTCCTATGTTTTTTAAACTTTTATATTCTAAATTTAGTTTTTTACACAAAGATTTGTATTCATCATCTAAATTGTCAAACTTCATGTAGTGATCCATATTTGCTTCACCCTCCTTATTAAAATAGTAAGGTTGATTAAATTGAGTGTAATTTCCAATCCAACGAGCAAATTGCTCCTTAAACTCATATCCATCGAATTTCATTTTAAGCAGTTTGTCTACATTTTCTCTGTGGTTCTTGCCGACCAAACCACCATCTTGCCACCAAAAATATGAAACCATTCTATCCCACGGATTTCGTGTGATTGTTATTTTGTAGTAATTGTTGAATATTTTTTTCCCCACAATATCATAAACATCACGTGGATTTCTATGAGTTGCATCTATTAAATCTTCTTCACCACATTGCTCGATTAAGTTATACTCAACACTATTACCACCCACTTTCCAAGGTTTGAAAAATATAAACTTATGTTTGTGGGAAACAATCATTTTCCATACACTTCTTCAAATTTGTCAATAAATGTAGGTAACTCTGTTTTTGGCAATTCATTTACTCCGGCTGCTTTTTCACGACCACCACCTGTTGGAAATTGTAGTGCAAGTTTACTTGCACCAAATGGATTTGATTTTGGGGAACGGATACTAATACGATAGTTATCATCATTGACTAATGTTAATATCGCAAATGCTTTGTCAGGGTTTTCAGTAGTTTGTTGATTGCTATAAATTCCAGAATATCTAATAGATGCTTTTGAGTTTGGAAGAAGAATAACTTTACCAGTTTCTGTGTCATGTAATATATCCGATGAACTTAATTCACTTTCATCACTTTTCATTTGAGTAAATATTTTGTTATATACTTCCGACTTTTCTCTGTATTGAAATGGTGATTCGTAGTCTTTAATATCAAGATAAACGTCTTTGGGATGAACCGTTAAATCAGATTCTTCGTTTCCATATCCATTGTAGTTTAATGTTTCCCCAATTTCTTTTAACTCTAACATATGTTCTTTGCTAAAATTTGGATTTAGTTTATCTGCCTGTTCGTGTAAGTTGTCTCCGTATGCTCCACATATTGTCCACGGACGATACAACCCATCAACATATTTGTCCACCAAAATGTTTGTGCAACAATTTGGATCAGCATCTACAAAAATTTGAAAGTTTTCACCGAGTTTAGTTTCACCTGGTTCGTGGTGATCAAACCAACGAATTGTATTTCCATTATCTAGTATTGTATTAACATAATCTTTATTTGATAACAATGATATATCAAATACTGTAAATTTTGAATTTTTTATATTGGTACAATGCCTTAATAGTTTTACATCTCGTTTAACACCCGTGTAAACTTCTGAGTTTTGGGGGTAATGCATTCTATATTGATGTAGACTAATTATACCATCTGCATCTCCGTTAAAAAAATCGTAATAACTCATTTGCCTGTTTTCTTTTTGGTCGAATTTGAAGTTTCAACTTCGGCAGAAACTGCTCTACCCCTGTCATTCATCCAATCTTTTTCTGGACGATCAAGTTCTTCGTTTCGTTTTATTACTGCATCTAATATTGGAGTTGGGATCATGTTTTCATCTGCAAATTTTGCTAAAGCATTTGTATCTTTCGGAAAACACGTACCACCGAAACCACGATGACCGTCGTGTCCTGGTACTTTTGTATGACCAGTTCCTATTCGTTTGTCTTGTGTTGCTATACAACGAACGTTTTCATAGTCAATGTTAAGTTCTGTGCAAATATTTTCAAGTTCGTTGAAAAAACCAACCTTTACACTTAAAAAAACATTCTTTAAATACTTTATCATTTCTGCTTCTGATGGTTTGCACTGAATCACCTCTTTATTTACAACAGTTCCGTTTCCACTGTTGTACGCAAGTTCAAACATTCTTTTCATTTTTTCGTACAAGAACGGATCGGTAGAACCAAGTATCCATTGGTCACAATTTTTAAAATCATTTTTCCAGTTTTTTTCAGTAAGAAATTCTGGCATAAAATTAACATCAAGTTCTGCACTTGTTCCAGGAGGAACCGTAGAACGTAGAACGATGTATTTAGAGTCGTCTATTTCCTGTATTTCTTCACAAACTGAACGAACAATATTTAAGTTGGCACTTCCATCTGAGTTCATTGGTGTTGGAACTGCAACGAAAATAATTTCCGACTCCTCTACAAATGTTTCTATGTCCAATGTGTTCGGTTCTCTTTTTTCAGGTACAACATCCCATACCAACACCTCAACATGAGGTCTTAACAATGTCATTGCATGACCAACAAATCCGTTACCAACAACTCCAATCTTCATATTACTTCCCGTTTAGTGTAATATAACCTTTGTTATAATAAGTATTTACTATTAACAGTATTACTTGAATTTTCTTTTTATTCTATCAATCGCATTTTTGTCGGAAATGTTTGTGGAGTTTCCAAGAGATGATCCAAAAATATTTAAAACTTCGTTTTTGGTAAACTTACGGTCATCTTGAGATGATTTAATTGTGTGCTTTGCATTTTGTACACCTCGTATTATATTTGATGTCATTTGACTACTTGTAATTCCTAACCACGATATAAGTCCTGGTATTTTACTGACTAACCATGCGATTAACTGTGTAATAATTGGTAGTAACGCAGGACCTCCTATTATTAAAACCGCAACTGCACCAATGATACCAAATGTTCCTGTTAACCAACTCCACATAGAGTCAAAGAATCCGTCTTTTTGTTCTTTTGCTTTCAATTCTCCTAAACTAATAAGTTTTTCTTCGGTATCTTTTAAGTCGTGTCCAAGCATTTGCTTTCTTCTTGCAAGTGTTATAACATCCTTTTCTCTATCTAATAAATTTTTTACTGCAATTTCATTATTATTAATTACATCGTCTATGTGTATTTTGTCTCCTGGTTGTGGTAGACCAACTATTTCTTGTGCTTTTCGTGCTAAATCAAGAGCAACTAATTCTTCTTTTGATTTATTTTCTGATAAAGATAATGCGTCAACAGTACCTGATATATATGCACTTGTATGTCTATTTAGTTCTGATTCTTTTCTTGAAATCTCTCCTGCAATTTCTTGCCTGTCTTGTTTTAGTCCCCAATTTGGTAAAGTGAAACATCCTGAAAAAAAGGTACAACATAAAGTAAGTAGCAAGAAAGTGGTAACTTTTTTTGTCTTCATTATTATATATATGGAGTTTTTTTAATTTTTACTTTTAGTTTTTCTATCTCAGATACAAAACATTGCTCACTTTGCTTTTTTAAATAATTTGTTTCTTTTAAAAAATGAACATTAATGTTTTCTTCTTTTATTGACTCACATACAAGAGTATCTGTCATTACGAATTGTTGTATTCGTGTTCCTGATTTTTTTAAATGTTTGCAACCTTCCATTATGAAGGTATCGTCTACTCCATAACCAACAAATTTACTTGGGATGTTTATATATTTGGCTAATTTTGCTGAAATGGTTGTGAACCAACCCCCTCCCCACTTAAAGGTTGGAATGGGTCTTAGTTTATATTCCTGAATAAAATTCTGTATTTCGGTTTCAATATTTGCACTTTTGTAATAATTAAGTTCTTTTTTTTGATATTGATCAGCCACTATATAGTCCCACGTTTTATCCCATAATCTAAGTGTTGTGGGAGTAATTACAAAATCTTTTAAAAACTTGCTAACTTTATTTGTAGTAAACTCTATTGATTTTAAAATATTAAGTGTAAAATGTATATCACAATCAAGAAAAGTTATGTAGTCATTGTCATTTGTTATCGATAATATTTTTCTTCTAAAGTCATTTACTCCAAGTATTTTTGCATCTTTATCAAGAAGTTGTACAACAATTTTTGATTCAATTGAAACTGCTAAATACAAGTCTATTAAATTACTCAGATTGGGGTGGTTGTATGATTCCTTGCATATAATACTCGGGTTGCTATTTAGATAACTAATTATTTTGAAATTATCAGGTTTATCAACCTGTTTAATGCTTTTATTGAGTTGTGTTATTATGCGTTGATAATCATAAACCTCATGCGGAAATAAATGTATAGCAATATAATTCATTTAAATAATAATCTAAAACTTATCTTTAAGTACATTAAATTTTCTTGATTGTTCCTTTTTTCTAAAAAATTATAAATTTTGGTGTAATAATCTTTACTGTTTTTTAATATAGATTCTCCCGATATATAATAGTTTGAAGACTCTGAGTAGGGTATGTATTTGTGCAAATGACTATCTATTAACTTTACATCATTATTTACCAACTGGTACTTTATTGTTTTTGTTTTAATAAACAATGCAATCCATTGTTTGAAATTTAGGTTTGAACGAGTTATGTGGGCATTGTCTTCTTTAATATGTAGATCATGTCGCAATACAATATCTTTATTAAATTGACTTATTGTATTTTTTTTATTTTCAAAATTTTCATGTGACATTTTATCATTCACGAAAAAGATATTACTTTTTATGCTATCATAATTGTTAATAATAAACCTAATATAATATTGTTCGTAAGTAAGTTTATTAGCATTATCAAGTTCATTTATGATTGTTACATTTTCTTTGTAAAAGTCAGAAAACTTAATATCTGATTTTAATTTTACACACACAAAGTGATTTCCTAATATTTTTGGTTTTTCTTTTTTAATTACCTGCATATTCACTTTAGTCAGGTATTCTAACGGTAACTCATTGTTTTTAGTTTTGGAGTATTTAGTAATTAGTGATTTGTATTTATTTTTAAATTGTTCATGGTTTCTTGAATTTAGTAAAAAGTCATCTTCATTTCGTGATTCAAAATACTTTTTAATTGCACAACTTATATCCGCACGATTTAGAAGTAATTCACCTGACTTTGAATAAGAGGTGTCTTTTTCGGGAATAAAACTTAATTTACTCGGTATTATATCACGGGTATAATATTTTCTATTCACCTGAGTTCCGTGGTACTTTACAAGAATTCTATTATCTGCACATCCAATGGTTTTTGTTTTATTATTTTCGTTATACCATTCTATATAATTTATTTGCATATTTTTATTTGAACCGAAAATTCGTTCTTGGTTATCTTTTATTTTGTTAATAAAATCCTCACTTTTAATAAAACCTAGCAAGTTTAGATAGTCACCACCACCACATATGCATTTATCATACAAAGGTGTTTTGGTGTTTAGTATGTCTTTATTATACACATAACCATATCCAGGTTCACCAATTCTACCGAGTGTATTTTTAATATCTACACCTCCATTTTTGTAATAAGATGTCATTGATCTAACGCAAAATGTTTTTCCGTTATTTTTTTCTTTATCAATTGTATTTGCAACTTGTACAATATCGTGCGTTCTTAATTCGTTTTTTATTTTCTGTATCCAGTTGTCGTCTTGAAATATAATATCCGAATCCAACCAACCCACATATTTGTATTCTTTCATTAGTTTTTTGATACCAATGTTTAGAAGATTTTCTTTTTTCCAAAAAAATGATTCGTTTTTAAACGACACAACATCACCTACATTTTTGTTAATTCTAAGTTTACACTTTCGTGTATATGATTCTACAAAAATAATTTTGATATCTGAATATGTTTGTATTTTATCATAAAATAATAAAAAATTTAAATATTTTGACAAATAATTAAGAGGATTAAAATAACAAACTACAAATGCTATATCTGATGTATTCATAACTTTTCATAGTTTTGATCATAGTTTCTGTGATATTTTGTGTTTGATTCTTCTTGGATCTTAATGTCCTTGATGTGTATTATTTCATGAAATGTATTTGGTTCAATAAAATCCATATAATGATGTCCTGTGATAATCTCATGAACTGCTCGGGTCCATCGTATTCGTTTATCATTTTTAAAAAGTCGGGTTTGGAAGTCTGGATAATTAATTCTATTTAGGTGATCCCGTTTCCAGTTCCATTTTTTAAGATGCAATTCTGTTATACCATGTACATAATTTACTCTAGGTACTTTTATTAAATCTTTATTTTGCTTTTTGACTATTATGTCATGTGCATTTTTGATAAGAGGTTCGGTTGGCAGTTCATCTGCATCAAACTGAAATATAAAATCTTTTTCACACATATCGTTAAGTTTGTTCTTATGCACACCATAGTTTCCGTTGAGTCTATGTTGTTGGTGATTGTGATTCTGTATAATTTCAAGTGTTTCTTTATTCTCAGAGAAGTCATCTAGTATTACAATTTCATCGTTTTCACGTTTAAGTTCTAATATTCTGTTTATTAACTTGCGAAGTGAGTCGGTTTCATTGTGGGTACATATTGCAAAACTAATGTTCATAACTTACCATCCCCATACATATTTAATTCGTCATCTCCGTACCTTCTAAGTTTATTTTTATTATCGTATTTGTCCGCAAAGTCTTCAATCTCTTTGTATTCTTTTAGGAAGTTTCTAACCGTTCCAAATCTGTCTTTTATGATTCTATTAAATTCTTTTATGTTTAATTTATTGAGTTTCATGCCAATCGCATTTTCCAAAATTAATCGTTCTTGTGAAATATCCTTAATTAAATCTTGCTCGGTAATTAATGTATCTTTATTATCATGATCACTGAACAGTGTTCTAAAGTCAAGGTAAGTAACCTTTACATTTGACATATCATTTATTATGTAAGTACGATAGCAATTGTATTTTGTCAACTTTTTAACATGAGTTTCATAGAAAGGTCGTGGACGATTAATTAGTTGATTTACAGGAGCAACAACATCATACCTTCTTTTAATAAGTGTAATTGTATCTTTTACTAAAATTCTTCTAAGAAATTCTTTGAATACACCCCAAGGTATAAATTCAAGTGTTAATCCGTGAAGTTTGTTTCGTCCCATGCCACCACGAAATGTATTTAATGCAAATACAAGACGAAAGTATTTTCTTCTTTTTTGTCTTCCAAGTGGTGCGGGAGTATCACTTGTATACATGAATGAAACAATCTGTCCTGGTTTTATTTTAGAACGTTGAATTCTAAGAGAACCACCCACACACTTTCTTAAATAATTTTTGTAATAACTCACTTGAATATATATCAAGTGGTGTATATATTATGCTAAATATATTGATTGAATAAACTCTCGTACAACGAGGATATTTTATTAATATCAAATTTACTTTTATTAATTTCTTTTAATTTAAGTGCTTTTGTGTTGTACTTATCGTAGTTCTGATATACATCTTTAATTTTTTGAGAAGATACTTCTTTATCAACCACCATCCATTTTGCTTTTGTACTAAACAAAGATGTTTCCTTTGTAATATTGGTCAACTTACCAGGTAATAAAATAGAATTTTTTTTGTCTATAATGTCAAGATGTCCTGACCACTTTGTTGCAAGAACTGGTAGTCCACACAAAGTTGCTTCTAAAATAGGTCTACCGAATCCTTCTCCTTTTGTGTGAGAAATAAATGCTTTAATTTTTGGATGAGTATAAACGGAGTGTATTTCTGATTCACTTATATCCCCATGTAAAAGATAAATACTTGGTCTACTCTGAGATGGATGTTCTTCAATTATACTTTTTATTTTGTTGGATATTTCAAAATAATCACTTATACTAAAATTTGATCCAGATGTCTTTAAGACCAATGCAGGTTTGTCGTCTGTGTTATTAAATGCTTTTATAAAAGATTCTATAAGTGACTCAATATTTTTTCTACCTCCGTCATCAGATTCACTTGTGATCCATTGACCAACCGAAAGAAAACAAAAATCTTCTTTGATTTCATTTAACTCATTGATGCTACTACTTGAGTCTGAATCTTGGTAAAAATCAAATGACGAACTTTCTGCGATGACTGAAATTTCGGTAGTCTTGTCTATTTCATTTTCTTTGTACGAGTTTTCAAAAGTTTCTTTTGTAAAATTGGATGGAACTATTACATGATCCATTTGATTCAATCCATTTAGCATACTAGATGGTACATAGTCAACTTCAACACCAGCAGTAATTCCAATATTTGTGTCCGAACCTACCTTCTTGAATTCGTTGGGGAGTCCGAGTTGGATATATACATCGCATCCTGTGTAATGATCTTTTTCGTTTACAAAATGTGGTTTATACTTTTCACTTAGTTCTTTGTTTAGTCCTGTTTGTGGATTGCTACCCCAAGGTGTAATTGCAAATTTAAGTTCATGTGATGAAAACTTGTTGTACAATACAGATGCAATTTCACGGGCATGATCCCCATAACCACTTCTTGATAATAATGGAGATACATATAAAATTCGTTTTTTATCTTTGCTCATATCTTTTCAAATCTATACTGAGGAGAAGGTTTAAATGAATCTATGCTTTTATTAATGCCTCCCTTAATTCCATTAACCATTTGTTCCACGGAAAAATTGCTTTCAACATATTCCCTTCCAAGTTTACCCTTCTCGTTAAGTTTGTCCTTATCCTGATATAGAGTTATCATAGCAGATGCAAGTGCATCGGAAGATACATAATCTTCATATAAGTAATTGGTAGTTCCATCACCAGTCAAATGTCTAAGTGTGGGTTCTACACCAATGCCCCATGTATTATTGTTGTCAATTTGATCAAGTAACCCACCTGTGCGATTGCATATTATAGGTGTTTCACACGCAAGTGATTCTAATGTTGCAAGTCCAAATCCTTCGTTACACGAAGCATTTACGGTAACACTTGCAGTATTATACATTTGAGATAAAATTTCTGGACTAACCTTGGTCGTAGAAAATAATATATTACTATCATTAAATAAGTTATCACACATCTTAATAATGTCGTGTTTATTTTGACCGACTTGATTTGTGTGTATCATCATTAATATGTGTTTAGATTCTGACTTAGGGAGAGTGTTACACATTTTATCAAATGCTTCCATAACAACAGGTAGTTGCTTTCTTCTCATGTTTACATTATTACATAAAAAGCAAAATTCACATCCTTCACTTAAAAGATTGCTTCGTGACTCTGTTGAAAATTTATCTTCTTGTTTCTTAAATATATTTAGGTCTACTCCGTGTGGAACATAATCACATGAAACTTTTCCGTCTGTGACCTCTTGAACCACCTGATGTGTTAGTTTGCTTATACAACCAATCCAGTCACAACTGTGGTAAATGCCTTTATTAAAAATTGGAGTAGGGTAGTTGTCCCACACATGGTAATAGCAAATTGGAGTAGTTCTGCGAACTTTATTTTCGATTGCATATAACCACTTATAGAACCTCGGGTCTGACATATGTAGAATAACATCAATCTTTTCTGCTTTACAGATTCCCTCTACAAGTGATTCATTGCCATAATTATTATTGCAGTACAATCTTACGTAACTACCAGATGTATTGTACATTTGGTCTAACGACTTACTAACATCTACAACTTTTCCATTTTCTGGATGATTTGTTTTTGATGCCAATTGTATCCAATTGAAGTCAGCCAATGTGTTGACTATTATATCTTTGCATATATTTGCTACACCACTTGGGTATCTTATGTCATCTCCAATTAACAATACATTTGGTTTCATTAAATGTATCGTACAAAAATTATCTCAATAAGTCAACTAATATTTTTTATTGTCAAGAATGGGATTTGTTTCATCAACCTGTTCTTTAAACTCTTTATCTGTGAGATATAAATGTATTGCACGATTAACCAACTTCTGAAGTGTCATTTCAGAGGTTAGAGTTTCAATTTTGAATTCTTTGTACTTGTCAGATAGTACCTTGACAGTAGTTAATTTATAGTTTGCATCATTCATTTATACATAAATATTGTTGAAAAATAGTTTTAATCAAAAAAAATTATAAAAACTAATTTTATAACGAATCCCACTTCGGTGGAGTTAATGGACATTTACTGCTAGTGAGTAGTAATTTGCCACTCCCACACCCACACTTCATGCATTTAGCAACATTGGTATTTTTATTTTCCGACCAAAACGAACATGATCTGCATATTGAAAGACGAGTTTCCCATTGTTTTGCATTGACAACAGGTCTTCCACTTTTAGTCCATGCTAATAATGATTGTGCTAAATTTGAAGGCATATCCTTAAAACCTAAATTTTTTGCGGTAGTAACTTGAAACTCCTCACGACTCATAGATTCCTTTTTACTATTATTAGACTCGACATCATGTTTTTCAACCTGTGGTTTTGCATCTACCTTAGATTGCTCACTTTTCTGAATAGCATCTTTTCTACTACTTTCAAGCATTTCTTTAAGTTCTTCTGCCTTTTTTACTTCATTTTCATTATTTTCTTTTAATTCAAATGTATTAAATGGTTGTTCATCCTGATTATCGGTATCATCTTCAATTTGACCTCCCGGTTCAAATTCATTATTTATCTTTAAACTCTGAACCTCTTCAAATGTAGATTTTATTACACCCCTCTTTTTATATCTTTGATAATATTTTGCCATAACGTTTTAAAATTAATTGTACATTAAATACTTATATAAGAGATGGAAGAAAAAATACTAAAAATTCCAAGTGACAACAAATTACTTGAAGATGACCTCAAAAAAAATATAAAAAAGTATATAGACCAAATCTTCGTCAGGTTTACTGAGGACATAACTGTTAACCATATACCCGAGAGCATTAAGTTGTTTTCTTTTGATAATACTGAATTACAAGTCATTGTTAAAAAAGCAAGTTATATAGCAAATATAGAAAATGCAATCAAAAAATACACGGAGGAAGAAGAGTATGAAAAATGTGCAAAACTGTTAAACCTAATAGACATATTAAATAAAAATAGAAATATGAATACTTAAGCCGCTATAGTCGCTTTATAAACTACAAGGAGAAAAACTGATGTCAAGGAAAAAGCACAAAGATATTACAAAAAGTATTATTACAGATACTCAACTTCAAGAAATAATAAGAACTAACGAAGAGATTAGAAAATTAAAAATCACTCATAAACCATTTACAAACAATCAGAAGAAGTTTTTAGATGTTGGTTTGAATGAATCAACAAAATTAATGTTTGTTAATGGTCCTGCAGGAAGTGCGAAAACATATATTAGCATATATTGTGGATTGCAATTCTTCAATAATAATGTGATAGAAGAACTTGTCTATATAAGAAACGCAGTTGAAAGTTCAGATCATAAATTAGGTTTTTTACCCGGAGCACAAGATGATAAAATGGCTCCGTACTTAGAACCAATGAAAGATAAACTTGAAGAGTTTTTAGATATAGTAGACATAAAATATTTACAAGAGGAAGAACGCATCTACGGATTACCCGTTGGTTACCTCCGTGGGGCATCTTGGGAAAATAAGTGTGTAATTGTAGATGAAGCACAGAACATGACAGAAAAAGAACTCATCACGATAATGACACGTGTCGGTGAGAATTGTAAGTTGTTTATTTGTGGTGATAATATGCAAAGTGACATTGGAAATAAATCAGGATTTACAAATATTAAAAGACTTTTTGCCGATGATGAATCAAAAAACCAAGGCATTTATAGTTTTGATTTCACAGAAGATGACATAATTAGAAGTGAATTGGTTAAATTTATTGTTAAACGAATAAAAAGTTTAAAATAGAAAATATTTATAGAATAAAAAAATATACGTATATTTATGTTATATATATTTTCTATAATTAGATATGGCCAATCAGAAAATTACAGATTTAAACAAGAGTAGCAAATTATCAAATGACGATTTGTTCATAGTTGTTGATAAAGACGAATATGCGTCTTCTCCATCAGGTGAAACTAAATCAATTACTGCACAGAAACTTGCCGAACAATTAGCATTATTAAAACATGATGATGTGGGAATTAGATTCAGTGAGTTAGCAGATGTACCTAATGAATATACAGAAGCTGCTGGAGGGTTTATTAAGATTAAAGACTCCGGAGACGGAATTGAATTCTCAGACTCACCTGGTCACTCTGAAATATCTGCTGACTATACTGAGTTTTATCAAGATGTAGAGAATTCCCAAGAAATAATATACAGAGTTGGTGATGTATTAGCACGTGATTTAGGAACTAACACTTTTAGACACGCATCTTCTGACAACCCTGATACTGCTGAAGTTGTGGGTATAATAAGAAGGGTGCGTAAAGATTTGGATGGAAATGTAGAAAGAATTAATGTGGCATTTGGTGGTCATATTAAATTCGAGGAAACAATATTTGTAGAAAAGTTCCAAATAGACACATCAGAAATACAAGCAAATGAATCTGTATTGGTTGGGGGTAAAACTTACTTCTTGGGTAGAAATGGAAAAATTGCAGACTTTGATCCCGCCGAACAACTAAATGATGACGAACCCCATGTTAGCAAACCTCTTATTATTGCAACAGGACCTCAAAGTGGTGTTTTTGTAAATTATCGTGGACTTATATGCGAGAAAACAGACCAACCAAATAAATTTGTTGTAGAGCATACCGCAAGTTGTAGCAAGATCAAAGTTGGTGACTTTGTAAGAGTTCGTAGAAAAATTCAAAGAAATATATCAGGTGGATTTGGTGACGCAACAGAAAAAGTATCTGAGTTTGAAGGAGTTACTGAAAGTGTACTTCCGAGTTATTTGGACTTTGAAAGTGGTGATAGTCCGTATGTGTTGTGTAATTCTGCTTCACAAAACTCACCCGACGAATTACAAATTGATGATGCATATGGTTGTGAAAGTATAGGAATAGTCACAATTGCAACTGCTGATTATTTTCAAGTTCAAACAAGTGGGATGGTAAAATTCGAGATGCCAAGTGGTCTAAAGATGTCAGAATCAGACACAAACACAAAACCAAATGCAATTTTTAAAAGAGGATACACTTATTACCTTGATTCGTTCGATATTACAACTGATGTAAATTCTTATGCAGAGCAGTCTAAAAAACTAAGACGTACTGTATATGATTATAGTTCAGACGAAATGGACGATTGGTTCAACAACAATGTCGGAGATTCGGATATTAAAAATGTAACTAACGGAGTTACGCCATTTAGAAATACTACTATAAACAATCCCTTCAAAAGAGATCCAGATACACGAAAAGTAGTTTCTTATGCAAAACCATTATTTTACGCAATATCAGAAGATCAAATTTTACTATTAAACGATCCAGTTTATCCAACTCCATATGATACTTGTAACGCAATCAACCCAAATGTAAGTGAACCATGTGTATCAAAGAAGACCGAGAAAAACTTTACTACAACCGTAGATTATATAGCAGACGAATATTTAAACAAAAATTGGCCGGACGCAATAAAGGGTGATGTTGCAAACGTGAACTCAGTAAACTTTAATACTGGAACGATACAATTGGATAAGTACATTAAAACTGAATTCAATGTTACGGTTGGTGGAAACATTAATTACGGAAATTGGGAAAGATCGGAAAACTAATCATGGGATCATTATACGATATAGGAAACTTTAGGTACAAACATTTTACATTTTATTCAACGTGTGGAATGGATGAAAATGGATGTCAAGACTTTGAAGATGTTGATAAAGAAATAAAAGGTTTTCTCAATTCAGTGTGGCCATTACATGGATTATTAATTGGAGATTCATCTGAAGGAGATTATGCTTTTGTAACTTATGTAAATCAGCAAACTGATGATAAACTAGATGTAGTAAAAAATATTTCAAAAATACACATTTACACAAGAATGAGTCTTGGTGGAGGAAAAGAACCAGAGTGGGTAAAGGCAGTTGATCCTGTAAATACACTGGATTCAACTGCATTATCACAACAAATATCTAGTTCAGATGATTCGTAAAATTTAGAAAGAGGAAAAATGGCAACACTACAAAACAGATCAGCATTTAATTTAAGAGGGTGTCAACCAATCGGTGGTCAAGCACTGCAAACTACTTCAAGTTCTTGTGATGCTGATGTTCTTGAGAATATATACGAACAAGTAAAGCAAGCAGCCAAGGATTACAGATGGGAGTCTGAAAGAACTACATTGCGAGCAAAACTTACTTACAATTGTCCTAAAGTTGGTGACGCAGTAAGATGGGACTCAAAGATAAATGGATTTAATTTAGCATATGCAATGTATGATACAAACAATCCGTCAGATCAAGAACATTTAATAGAAGTTGTTGGTATCGTAGAAAGTGTGAGTGTAACCTGCGATGGTTCTGGAAGTGAAATAAATGTAAATGAAACTGAAACCAACGCAGTAATAGTAACTTCGGGAAAAGTATCATTTGACCAACTAAAACCAGAATCTTATCTCGAAAGTGGGAAAGTTTACTATTTATGGGACAGAAATCACCCAGCCCATGTTGCACTTGGTAATAATGTTTCATCTGATGTACATGAACCAATAATCAGTAAACCACTTTTTGTCTCAACAGGTTCCAACACAGGAATGGTTTTAAATTATCGTCCCATGACAGGTTCACCAACTGGTGGTAGAGCACAAACAGAAAAGTATGAAATTGATATAGTAAAAACGGCTGCAGAAGGTGGAGGGTGGTTCATAACAGTAAAAAACATTGGTGGCATTGCATCACGGCATCCATTGGTTGCACAGATTGACTACAACAGAAGAACCGGGCCGAGAGAGTCACTTAACGGACAAGAGGTTCACACTATGTTCAAAAATATAGGAATTCTTCATAGTACGACCGTTGCAAATGTAACCGAGGCAGATACACTTGAGTCAGAAACATCTTTTTATGTTACAAAAAATTCTGAGTTTGGTATTGGTGGGGGAATTTCCGACAACATAATCGATGGACTGAATGGGGTTGGTGAAATTACTGTAACTCTAAAGTCAAACACATCAAACACTCAAAGTGCGTCGTTACTAAAATCTTTAATACCATTTCAAACAAGTCCAACTGCTCGTAGATTTCCAAACATCAAGGTGCGTGGTGAGTGTGCATATGCGAGTCAACGAGACAACACAGAATCTGAGGACGAAAACAATTTATACATTGACAACAATGATACGGATATTCCAGACTTGGTTGTATCTCCATCGGGTGCATCAACTGCGTATAGTTTTGAAGGTGTAATCTTTGAAATTACACTTGAAAAGGATGCTCAAAATGAAGAAATTTATGTTCCGATGGCAGATGAAATGTATTTTAAAATAGATAGTCCAAGTTTAGACGAACCAATTATTAACAAATTTAAACTAACCGCAGAGCAGACTGCCGTAGAAATTATACCAGTCAACGAATTGGGTGAGGGTATAACAAAAGAAAATGTAACTCTGTCAGTAATAACACAAGACGGAGAAGAATTAAACATTAAACATTGGGGAAGAACTATTCAACAATCTTCGTATATATGTGATAGTGAAAGATGTTGTGACGAAGACAAAGTCACTGTTGATGTTAACGATGGTCTCACAAATGCTTCTGCAAAACTTGAGGACTTATTAGTGGCAGATGGAGATAGTAAATTTATGACAACTGGTGTTAATGGGAAAACAATAAACACGACACCTAGATTATACACATTGGATCCTGAGAAAACAATAGATTTACCATCAGGGACACCATCTAACGGATTGAGATGTACATTTAAAAACGCACGTGAAAACACTATCTTCTGTTACCCCAAGAATGTGCTGTCTGGAACACAACCTGCATTTATGGCAATTTACTTCAACGAAGCAAGACAAGGTACACTTGGTATAAGAAATGCAAAAGATTATGATCCAAGATATATTGCAATAGAAGTTGGTGGTCAAGATACACTAAATGGTGCAGTTGTTACTATTACATTAAATTCCGGACAAGAAAATGAGTGTTGTATAGACTTTAAGTTTGACGGAAGTGTAAATGGAACACACTTCACATTTAGAGAATTATATCAGGCGGGACTAATTGTAAAACGATCAAGTAACTCAGATATACTATTTGGAATAGAGGATGGAGTGTAATGAATAATGATAATGTCACAATTATTGTTCCTATCTTTAAATTAATATCTAACAGATTTAATAACTTTTGTTATTTAATTAAAAGATTAAATAAACTGAACTGCGATGTAGTGGTTGTTGAACAGGAAAGTAACAAAACCCTGGTAATAGAGCAATACTTGTTAAACTACACGAACATTACACATTTAATATGCAAAAGCAATTCCGACAAATTTAATAAATCAAAAATTATCAACTATGCAGCCAAAGATATATTTACAGAATATCTATGGATTGTAGATGGGGATTTTTATACTGATTTCAATTTTGTTCTACAAAGTATTGACACAACCACAGACTTTATACGTCCGTTTTCAGAGGTAATCTTTCTTGACAAAGAAGAAACATATCGTCTTCACTCAAGTAACATTGCACAACTAAACAACGAAACTGAGTATAAATCAAACTCACAAAATGGTAAATTTTCATTTATTATTAGAAACTCTTCTTTTGTAGATGCAGGTGGAATGAATGAGGATTTTGAGGGATGGGGATTTCAGGATTTAGATTTCGTAGAGAATAGACTTAAACCGGGAGTGAATTTTGGTAGTGTTTCACAAGTAGCATACCATATGTACCACGCACCTGCTTCACGTGAAAACGTAAACATTAATCGCCAACTTTATACAAATTACAATCGGGCTGCGATAAAACAACTTATATCAAAAAAAATAAAAGAATATAATGGTAAAACAGAAGTAGTATTAAATAAAAAAAATTTATATCGTGAAAAGCACCAGAAAGATGCTATTGAATTTGAAAAGTATTATCAAGAAACTTCAAAGAAAACAAGAATAATTAAAAAATGGAGTGAACCGAAATTTGGTGTTGTATATTCATCAGATTCAAGAGTATATTATCCTGGATTAGACGTGATAACTGTTAGAGATTCAAATTCTCATAAATTAAAAAATATAAATGGTACATTTACACGGATAAAAAATCAAAATCATTTTCTTTATTACTATTATGAATACATCTGTCACATTTACGAAGTGTTACCAAATGATAGAACAATGCTATTTGCAAATGACACATTTTGCAGTAATTATAGTGATATAAACGAATTAAATAGTAAGATAAAAAAAGTAAAGAGTGGTGAAATTCTGAATTTAGAAGAGCAAGGTTACACATCTTTGTATAAAGAATTTAAACATTCACTTAATGAAAGACCATTCTCTAAAACAGGATGTTTCTTAGTGAATTCTAACAAAATATTAAACAAAAAGTTTGATTACTATTATTCACTTTTAAATAAAATGAAAAAGTGGAAACGAGATAATTTTCAAGCACACATAGGTGAGTTCAAAAAAGTTTTGTTTGACAAGTAGTAAACTATAATATAATCTTTTCTGTATGAATTATACCGAAAAGCAACTTGAAGAAAATTACACAAAATTTTTGCAATTTATTGAAAATACCTTTGAAGGAGAACGGCAACAAAAGTTACTTCATATGTTCGGAACTGATGACGGGTGTCTTGGTTTACGTGCATTAGTATCACCTGCAAGTAGCATTGACAGATTTCACAACGCATATGACGGAGGTTATATAGACCATGTATTAGGTGTGTGCAAAACTGTAAAGGGAGTCAAAGTTTTACTACAAAGCATAGGTGCAAATATAGACTTTACAGATGACGAAATGATGTTCGCAGCCTTCAACCATGATCTAGGTAAACTTGGTTCACTTGACGGAGAGCAATACCAACACAATGATAGTGAGTGGCATCGTAAGAACCAAGGAAAGTTGTATAAGATTAATCCTGACATTCACTGGATGTCTGTCACAGATAGATCAATATGGTTACTTCAGCATTTTGAAATCAAAATTACCGAGAAAGAGTTCCTTGGAATAAAACTATCCGATGGAATGTATGATGAAGCAAACCCTCAGTACCTAAAAGCATTTTCAAAGGAAGTTGGACTAAAAACAGAACTTCCAAGAGTTATTCACTGGGCAGATCACATGACCTGTTTGGCAGAAAAGTCAAATATGGACAACATAATGAAGTTTAATCCATAGTTCTTGACTTTTTTATATATTATAAGTATATTTATTTTTAGAGTAATGCTCAAATGAGGTTATTCGACGGATGCCCAAAACGGGATTCGTAACTAAAATAGGATAAATAAAATGAAAAACTACGGATATAATAAGTCCAATGGAACAGGACTTGGTAAACACGTTCCAAATTTAAGAGACGAATTTTTAACTCCATTCGACTCTATTTTTGACAAAATGGTCAATCAAGCATTTCCAAACTTCGGACAAGAATTCGGAGTAAACTTTTTTGGAAATAGTTCATACCCAAGAGTAAATGTTGCGGACACCAGCAAAGAAGTAAGAATTGAAGCAGAAATTGCAGGTCTTGGAAAGGAAGATGTATCTGTTGAATATGAAGACGGACTGCTCACAATATCAGGTGACAAAAAAACTGAGATTGAAGATCCAGATGTAAAATATGTTTACAAGGAACTTAAAAGGTCATCATTTAAAAGGTCGTTCAAGGTTGATGATGCAACATTGAATGTTAATAAGATTTCCGCAAAGTTTGACAATGGGATTCTTAATGTTACTATTCCAAAGAAGGAAGTAATTGAAACAAAAGCAAAGAAGGTTAAAATTCTTTAATTAATTAACTTAAACAACTTAAAAATAAAAGGGGGTAAATTTTACCCTCTTTTTTTATAACTATATTATATTTATACACATAATAATGTATGTTGGTAGGATTACGAAAATAGAAAAGGGAGATATGTATTAATATGAAGTTATTTACTGCTATTATAGGCGGACTCGCACTTGCAGTAGCAGGAACGGCTGCTTTCTTTTCTGTACGAGGTATTGGTTTATTATTTGCAGGTGCGGCCATTGCAGCCATGGTTATGGCGGGAGTTCTTGAAGCAGGAAAACTTGCAATGACTTCTTTTTTGTATCGTTATTGGGAAAGAATTCCAAGAATGTTAAAATGGTATTGTACAATTGCAGTTGTAGTTTTGATCGGAATTACCTCGTTGGGTATTTATGGATTTTTAAGTGATGCTTACGATGACACACGATCAAGAGTGGAAATGCATGAAAATAACATAGAAACACTTAACAAAGAAATAGTAGTTATCGAAACAGAGATTGAAACACTTAAAAATACAGATGTTACGGTAGAAGATAAAAAAA